GTGGTGTCAAAAAGTATTCCAAAGAATACAAAGAAGAACAGGACAATTTGCCAATGGTCGAATGTCATTGTTGCGAGGGCACCGGCAAAGGCGCTCATTATTCAGAAGGCAAGGACACTTGCCACGTCTGCAAAGGCTCTGGAGAAGTTGAGCACTCTGGACATCATTATCCTTTCAGCATTGACAATGTCCGAGAGTTTTTGGACTTCGTCAAGAACTGTGGAGGGTTTGAGATATGTTAAAAAACACCGAAGAAATTAGTGACCTGACAAACGATTTATATTTTCTAATTATGGAGTTTGTCAACAGGGAGGAGTTTATAGAACCTGATCCCGACAGCGACGGAACCCGAAACACAGAGAAAGGAAGAGACCTCTATTATACAATAGAGGATCATCTTGTGGAGAACTGCTTGTAAAGAGAACGTTGGCTAAACGGCACGATAGATCGTGATTAAGGCAACGCCACCTAACTAGCCAACCGACCAAGAACCCCCGACAGAAATGTCGGGGGTTTTTTTGTGCCCGATCCTATTGCTACATTATTGTCCCCCGTGCTGCAACCTTGCAGCTTTTAGATAGAAAAGACAAGCAAGCAGTCTTTTCTAGCTTCTGGCTTCCCGATAAAGAACACGGGCTTCTGCCGGCCCACTGGAGGCAGCTCTTTTTAGATAGAAAAGACAAGCAAGCAGTCTTTTCTACCCGACTGCCGTGGAAGACAAGCGGCCCTGGGATGGCAGCCCCCTTAAAATAGAAAAGACAAGCAAGCAAATACCACAGGTGCACATAACGCAGCAGTGGGGTCCAGCTCCTTTTTTGTCAGAAAAGACAAGCAAGCAGGACGCCGTGGCCTGGCTGGTTCTTTTTTGTCAGAAAAGACAAGCAAATACCACAGGTGCACATAACGCAGCAGTGGGCCTCTTCATTGTCTTTTCGCCGACCGGAAAAACAAGCAAGCCAACCGCTACATTACAAGGAAATACCACGGGTGACGGCAATGTAGCAGTTGGCCAGGGCTCTTCTTTTTGTCAGAAAAGACAAGCAAGCAGGATCCAGGCACTGGATGGTTCTTTTTTGTCAGAAAAGACAAGCAAGCAGTTGTCCACAGGATATCCACAGGTTATTCAAGGACCTTGGTCCAAGCTTCTTCAAACTCGGACCAAGAACCCTGGTCAAAGGACAAAAGAGCCGGGGTTTTTAGCCCCTGGACGACCAACGACTCCACCTGGGAAGGAGAAAAAAGGTAGATGCCATATTTTCTGGGGTTCTTCTTCAAGAGCCCCTGGACTAAGATAAAAGCCGGGGCATTTTCCCTTAGCTTGTGGTATGCGATTTGATGTGGGGAAAAGGAAACTTTATTACTTTCGGTTACTTTGAGCTCCACTGTAAAGTAAACACCACCAGGAGAAACACCTAAAACGTCTGGAATCCCATGATTTGTCCACGATTCTATACGGACTAGAATAAATGATTTTAGATTCATTCTAACCTTTTTCCAAAACAGAGATTCTTTTTTTGCCACAGTAAGAAAAGTATACCAGAAACCTTGCATGTATGCGATAAATACTATATAATTGTGTAACAATATCAATTAATTATATAAGGGAGTTTATTATGAATAATATTGAAAACTTAAATGGAGAAATGCTGGGCCGAGCCTGTGCTTTCGCCGGAAAAAATGACATAAGGCCTTACCTAAACGGACTCTTTATTGAAAGAAGAGAAGAAGGAGGAGTCAACATCGTTGCTACCAATGGCCACATTCTTTGTGTCTACCAAGATCCGGAAGCAATCCCCTGTGATTCTTTTGAAAACGTCGTCCTGAACATCTACCAGCCTAACTCAAAAAGACTGCTTCCAGTTTTTACACAGTTGAAAAAAACCAACAGCGAAAGAGTTGATTTATTTGACTCGGTTGAAAGAGATGAACTAGGAGACATCACGGACAGACAACTGCTTCTAATTAGAATAACGGAAGAAGAGCCTTTTGCCGAACCTGTCTCTGCTATTGAGGGGCACTTTCCTAATTGGAAAAAAGTAATTAAAAGTGGTTTGAAAATGAATAAGCCTATTAGTTTTAGTCCACAATACCTGGCTAAACTTAAAGATTTTGTGCTTAAAGACGAAGACCCAAAGTTTCCAGAAATGACGCTTGTTGCTGGGAAAACAGATTCCCCTTGCATTTTTCAGTCTGCTCACGGTCTTGTGCTTATCATGCCGATGTTAACCAGAGGCTTTGAACTCAATGAGCTTCTACAAAAGAAGAAAACAAAACTAAAAGAAGTGGGGTCTTAAAATGTCTGTAGATACTTCCTCCCTAGAAACAGACTTGATTCATTTTGCACGAGAGAATTGCGATGACAAACTTGCCGATTTACTGAAACAATATGGAATAATTGTTTACGAAGACGAGCCAGAATACGAAAGACCACAGAATATCTATCCATCAACTAAGAAAGGTGGGTAGATATGGAAATACCAATTTTTACAAAATGGTGGGAAATGGTTGTTTTTCTTCTTTTCGCACTAATCGCGACAACTGTAGGTATTGTTATAGCACCAATTATTTTTATTATCAGGAAATGGAATGAACGAAAAATATAAACCGGAATATGTTGCCTCGAAGATTCCCCTAGACCAACACGAATATCAAGGGTGGTTTTGGTATATGCCTGAAAAGAAATTCTACAGATGGAACGACTTACCGCACAGAAAGGATGCGATAATTAATGAACGAAATAAATGGAAAGTCCCCCGATTAAAATAGCTTTTTGTGAGTGTTGCCTGGAAGGAAGAGAAAAAGGCGACTTTGTTGCAAGAATAGTAAAAACCAAAAAGAGCACACCTGTTCGACTTCGTGTTTGCTCTTCCTGTAACGGCTACAGCAATGAAGAGTTTTATGGTAATCTCACACGAAAATTAATAGACCGTATATTACAGAGGAATGACTAAACCAAAAGAAACCTATAGCACCAGTAAGGCATGGAGACAACTGGAAACTATCGAAACAAGACATTTTAGAAAAATGGCTGAGTTTTTCAGAAAAGAAAACAAAAAACTGAAAGAGGAAATAGCTGAGTTTAAAAAAGCAGGGAAAAAAGACAATTATATTGAAACTGTCTTAAAGAAATGAATAAAGTTCCTGATATGGTGAACCACCCTCCACATTACAACACAGGAGAGATTGAATGTATTGATGCAATCGAAGCCATGCTGTCTCACGAAGAATTTATAGGTTATTTAAGAGGAAATTCGCTAAAATATCGTTGGAGATTCAGACACAAAAACGGTGCTCAAGACTTAGAAAAAGCTGAGTGGTATGAACAAAAACTAAAGCCCTTGATACAGGAGAAAAATAATGGTTAAAGGAACCTATAGAATATTACAAAATTCAAGAACTAAAAAATATAGGGTTGTGGATGAAAAAGGTCATGGAGTGGACTTAGGCACTACTAAACTAAGACAAGCAAAGAAACGCTCTCCAGGAGCTATAGAAAAAATGGAAAAGGACTAATGGGAAAGGCTCCGGAAAAATCGGATGCCTCAAAAATTACAGATATTTTAGGTTATTTCTATTCTCTGTCTAAAGAAGATCAAAAATTAGTGTTAAAAATTTTACAGGAGAAGAAAAAATGATTTATTATAAAACTTATCTGGAAGTCGACCAGGCCAACAAACTAGTAACTGCTTTTAATCAAAACCAACTACATGATCTACTGCCTTTTCTTAAAATCGGTTTAAAAGGAGCAAAGAAAAGCTACCGACTCTGCCTAGACTGTCCAGTAGATAGTTACCCAAGAGTTAATAATAAATTAAACGACGTCCTGGACTTAAATCTTGTCTGGGAAGAATATGATGCTGCTATGACTCCTGAATTTAAAAAAGGTTTACCAGGAGATCAGAAAGAAGATTATCCTATTCCGTAAACTGGGCTTCTTCGACTTCCAACAATGGCTTATAGTCTCCCAATAGTTTTTGTATTCTCTTTTTGATTTCTATTTCACTCAAAGAATCCAAGGTGCCCGTCCGCACTTCTTTTCTTTCTACATAAAGACCCGCTGCCCTACCTCTCTGAACCTCTGCTGAAACCGCAGCAGTTAGGTTTCCTTTATCTATGGCTTTGTCTCTTATGTCTGCAAGCTTTTTAACGTGCCTACTGAACGTAACCTCATACTTTTTGTCTATTTCCCCCTGGAGCTCTCTTATGTATCGAACGACAAGCGGGTATCTTTGTGGATTTAAAAGCTCGGAAGCTCTGACATGCGCACTTGATTTACCATACCCAGCAGTGATCGCGCACTCTGTTTGTGTTTTTGAACCGTCGTTATAAACAAACTCTTTTGCAAAACGCACCTGTTTCGGAGTCAAATGTTTTTCATTACGGCCTGATATGTTTCCTGATATTCCTTTGGGCATGTGTGAATTATATCTTTTAAAGTAAGTTTTAGTAAGTCTTTTTTCACATAACCTACATAACCTGAAACGCACCTCTCTCAGGTTATGTGAAAACCCCTATAAACAAAGGCTTTCAGGGAAAACGCACCTCCGCACCTCTGTTTTTGATATTTTTTTCGTATTAGTCGGTTAAAAAATCTCAAAATCTCAGGTTCAGGGGATGTGAGTGTTCTCTATATAGGAAAACAAAAACCTTGATTTTAAAGGGTTTCAGAGGCACCAAAACCCCGTTTTTACATAACTTCTACATAACTTCTGCGTGTTTTTGAGGTGCGGTGGAGAAATAGCCCCTTTTTCCTTAGAAATAGCCCCTTTTTCCTTAGAAATAGCCCCTTTTCCCTTAGAAATGACAGGTAAGTTCCTAGAAATCGACTATTTGTCCCTGGTCCTTGGTCCACCGCCAACTCGACGTAATGAAAATAACCCTTTACTTTATTTTACTGTGGAGTATACTACAGGTAGTTAGTTAGGGCTCCTATTTGTTGATAGACGGATACCGGTCCTAGTTCGATAGCCAATGTTCTTAGCTCTAACTAACTATCTCGGAGGATATTGGCAATAGGACCACCTAATTAATGAAAAAGAGGGAAAAAAATGAAAACAAGTGACTTAGCCATTGAACAAGAGCAGGCTCGCCAGGAAGAAACACATGAACACGAAGAAATGTATAGGAAACTGGAAAAGTTTGTAGAAACCTTTGAAGAAAAGGCATTACCAAAAGAGCGCGACTGGGTGCGGCTTACCATTACCTTAGACCTTGACGCAACAGAAGAGCTTAAAGAAATCCTTTTTGCTGAGAAAACTAATGGACCGCATAGGCTAAGGAACGAAAAGCTAGAGGAGTTCCTTGCTAGAGGTCTTTTTGGAGGAGGCTTTCAGCGTGCGTTTATCCCCAGTGAGTATCTTGGAGACGAGGGCATGGTGCTGAAAAAAGCAAAAGCAGAGCAGTTAATAGCAGTAGTCCACAATAAAGGGTTTATGTCTCATATAAAGGAGGAAGACCTATGACTATGAAACAAATTGACTGGATAGAACTCTACGAAACAAACCAGGACAGAATTGAAAGATTCAAGGCCAGAACCCCTAAAAAAATTATAAGGGAACTAGAACGTCGCGATCCGGACTACCCGGAAACCTACGAGGAGGTTACCCATGGATACTAATCCGGTGACTTTAGTTTACTTCGACAAAAAGGACGCAGATTTTTTATCACACTCACTCTGCACCTATACCGAAGAGTTCGAGCCAGAAATACACAAGGGAGAAATGCCCAATGGCGCTGGTAAACTGATTATTCATTTTTATTCAGACCAGCTTTCCGCCCTTACTGCTTATAAAATCTTTGACGAGCTACACATGAACACTTGTTTGGTTACTGTAGCCGATGAATGGGCCGTGATCGTGGACGATCCGGAAAGACACGCGGCTCTTTTGAACAGCTGACACCCATTAGTTATCGGATTTGGTCCCAGTTCGTCAGTTTGTGTCTCGTGGTGTCAGCCCCTTATATAATGCGAGCACAGACGATGGGACTATGAACATGAAAGAAAAAAAAGAAAAAATGAAAAGACGCCTCAAGATCATAGAATGGTTGTTACCCAGGATTCAAAAAGGAATTTCTGATCCTAGAAACTATGAAGAACTTCTTGGTCGTGTCGACGCTAATCACAAACGCCATTTGCACAAGTAATATAATCCTCAGAGACAATCTCCCCTTCTTCCATTGTCTCCTGGACTTTGCGGTGTAAAGCCTTTTCTCGATAGCCTTGGCTATACCAGTATAAAGCAGCTTTTTCCCTTTTAGATGATTCGTCGCCCGTAGTTTCCATAGTTCATTGTGTGATTAACTGCTTTCTTTACTAATCCCCCTTTCTGATAACCAGGGAAACCTCCTTCTTCTATAATCCTCTCTCGCAGTGGTGCGATCTCTAAGGCATAAGTCTTAATAGGAAGGGTTTCATACTCCCCTGTCTCTTCGTTGTATTTCTCCCCTGTAAACTCAGCCTCTGTGAGCTCTTTAAAATCGAGATCAAACGCCGTAGCTATTTTCTTCGCTTCCTTTATCGCATTGGTGTAAGGCGAAACAGGTCCGCCTCCTGCACTTGCTGTGGGAATGTAGATGTGTGTGACATCAGGGTCGTGCTTCAGCATAGAAACAATGTCAGCTTGTAGTTTTGCTCTTCCAAAAGTTCCTTTTAGTGGATAATCCGGACGCATGTCGCGCTCTCTTGCCGATGTCGCGGCTACCTTGTCTTGCAATTCTTTAAACTCGTCTCTTCTAGGAGCCTTCTCGTTTTTAATGGCCTGATAAATAAGGCCCATGTTTGAGTCCTGCGCCACTATCTCCTGTGCGAACGGTTTTAGTGTTTTTAGAGTTGTGTCAAGATGTTTAATAGCACTGAATTCTATGGCACGCTCAGCAACAGGAGAAAAATATTCTTGAACAACCTGGAGCACTTCGGAATCTACTTGATAAGCTTCAGGAACATACTTAGCGTCAACCAACGCTTTTGAAACTTTCTGACTAGACGCACCCTGCCTGTCGCCAATTGCATAATCAGCACTAAACTTGCCAGATCTATCAACAAAGTCCCGGCTGTCCGTCAAGAAGACGTCAAGGTTCGCATCGTCTTTAAACTCTATGCCTAAACTACGAAGCGGTTGGTTCTTTAATAGCTCTTTTTTAAGGTTTTTCTTATAAGTAGGAATAATCAAAGTTTTTTCCAGCTCCCCCATTTTTTTGTGTAGCTGTGCCCAGCTCTCAGAATAGTTTTTCCCTGGAGAGTCTGGAAAGGAGCGAACAAGGGCTTGTGTAGCGCTTGCTGGGAGCAAAGGCGTATCGCCTAATATTACTCTAGCGGTATCGTTTGGGAGCGCTCTGACATCCAGCTCAGGAAACAACGCTTTAAAAACAACCATCGGCGCAGGGCCTTGACGCAGCCAATCAGCTTCTTTCAAATTAGCTGCTGCCTGGTTCATCATGTTACCGGTTTGGAGTTTTCTTCTCTCAGGAGCGATCATCTTTTCTTTCTTCTTTTTAGAACGATAGCCTATTTTTGCGTAAGTCGGCCTCTTCGATTGAACTTGTCCGTGTATGCCGGACTGTATTTCTGTCATTAAATAGCCTTTGAAACCTTCTCCGTGGCTGAACATTCCACCACGAGACCACCCCAGGGTTCCAGAACCCGACCAACCGTGGCCCATTGGATTAGAGTGGTAAGCCGGATCTTCAGTTTTTAGTGTGTTCGCTTCAGCCAAACTGTAGACGAAGGAGCTAGGGTCATTAAAGTCCACGGTGTAGTCTCCTGTATCGAACATATAATCTTGTATTTTTTGTTGAACGTCAGGGGAAACTCGTGCGTCGTACCTGAGACTAATAGTTATGTCTTCTCCAAGACGTCTCAAAGCCGGTTGTCCTTGGCCCTGG